GGTGTGTTATATGTCATTCGACTTCTCTTTCTAGTTTATCAAAATTGTCTTCAATTAAATCTACAAATCTCTCAACGAGATCCTCAGATGATATATCAAGAAGCTCTAACAAGTCAACTTCATTTATTTGCTTTAGTCTGTCTTTTAGATCGTGTATTGTTAGTGCCATCTTTCTTTACCTTCTTTGGTTGTTGAAAATACTGTATTGCTTTGTTTAAACCTTCCTCCCATGTATCAAACCAAACGGTCTTCATACTATCATACCAGTAGGTGTTTTCACCTTTAGGATACCATCTCCAGCAAGCTAGTTTGTCTTTACCAATTAAGTTTACTACAGGAACTCCTACCGAACCAGCACAGTGCGCTATTCCAGAATCGACAGAGATTACGCCATCCAGAGTTTGTAATTGATCTGCGGTATTGCTCCAATACGGAGAAGTTAAGAATCCTTCTTTCTCCTGTAACGATACCCAATCAAATTCAGGATGCTCTCGAATAAATCTTGACATAATCTCTAAAGGTATTTTCTTTCCATTCATATTCCAACTATTGTTTGTAGTCTGATAACAATAACCTAATAATGGTTTATCTCTTACAGGCTTGACAATCTCTGGATTACGAAATATACCTTCACTGCCATACATTTTCTCAACAGGAACTGCAGGAATAACCCTGTGTTCCATTAAGAAATACGGCAATGACATTACTTTAATGCGTACTGCATTGGGGAAAGACTCCCCCGGACGGTAAAAACCGTTGTGATTTGGAAGTCTTTTAAGTAAGCGAAGTACATTGTCAGGAAATAACAACTTTACCTGTTTAATACCTGCTTTAGGGAGTAGCGGAATAAAGCGACTAAACTGCATAATGTCGCCCCATCCTGCTTCGCTCCACACGATAGCATTCTTTCCTTTACACTCCATGCCGGGAACCCAAACAGGAGATTTATCGAACTCAGTTTTAACTCCTTGTGGGAATCTCAAATTCGGTAAAGAACGAAGTTCGTGCAGATAGAAACCATATTCCCAATCGCCTTGCTTAATCAACTCCATCCCCTGTTGATAAGCTGGATTGGCGGCTTCTTGGTCTCGAATTCCGTAGAAGTTAATCCTACGATTCTTGTTTAAGTGTATCATGAATAGTAGTTTTTGTCAATAGTTTCGTAGTTCGCAATAAGAAATTCTATGTAATGCTTTGCCTTCTCAAGGTCTTGCACACCATTCTTATATGGAAACCGAAGTGAGTACTTAATTACATTAGCTGTCCAAGGATCTAACTTGTAAGCCATGAAAATATCCCAAGGCTGGATCTCAGCGACTTGGTAATGGTCACCCCCGACCTGCTTATGATCGGGGCTTACGGACTCGTTTATGCGGTCTATATAGTCTTTTAATTGCATTGCTTTACCTCTACGGACGATTTGATTGATTTTGTAGACTGCGACCAAGTTCCACAAGAAGAACACTGATAGCGTTGATAGGTTCCGGTACTAGAGATCGAAGTGCCTCGTTTCTGCAAGCGAGTCGAACCACAATTAGGGCAAACATGATCGTCAGCAAACAGATTGTGATTAGGGTGATTCCGAATCCAAGGACGCAAAGAGTTATACAACGACTCAAGTAAAACGACATCTTGTATATTATATTGCTCCATCCGCTTCCAAGCATCTTTATCTCCGTTCATGCACTTAACCCAAAGTTCGTGTCCTTCGTGTTCATGCTTCTTACCAAGGTTGAGTCGCTGTGCTACATAATCCAGCTTGTTACTAGGAAACCTAAAGTTGCTACGAACAACACGCAATAGGTCAATTTGTTTATAAGGCGATGGTGGATTAAAACTATGTAGTAAGAATTCCTTGTTAAGAGTAGGAATGTCAAACTTAGTACCATTGTAATGAACCACAGCGTCTGCGTCGTTGAGAAGCCCATGAATGCCTTTTAACATTGTTTTAGGTTTAGATTGATGAACAGAATCAAATACAACCTCTTTATCGCCTAACCACTTTGCTGCATAGCACAAGACATAAGAAGATTCCATTAACTGATTGATGCTGACGTTTTGCTGCCACAGACCCCAAACATGGGCTGTGTTAGGACTAGACTCAATATCAAGCAATAGGATTTTCATAGGAGATTCCATTTCTGTTCTTTCCAGAAGTAGATATTATTTTGATCATCTATTCCGAGAACAGTAAAGTTATCTTTGTCGCCAATTACTTTCCATTCTTTAATATTAATCATGACCATTCCTCATCCATTTTATTGAAGTCAAACTCTTCTTGAACTTCACTATTCTTTCCTAGAAATGCTTCCCATGCGGCTGTAGGAATAGCGTGTTCATATCCACGATCAGACCAATTAGCTGAGTCGCTAATGAACTTCATCTTTTGAGTAATATCGTATCCGTACTTTGCTGATATCACATCTGCACAGGCTAGGATAATATCCAACCATGTGTGATCCTCATCAAACTCCATTGTACGGCTTACATTGTCTGAGTTATCGCTTAGACTTACTTGTAGACTTAACATTCTTAGTTCCTTTCTTGGGTTCAAACTGCTCGTTAAACATACCTAATGATTGCTTTAACATCTGATTAAAACCAAACTCGATAAAGAAGCAACGCTCTTGTTCAGTCATATCGACCTGAAGTTCAGCGCCACCGTCTTCACGCTCTGTCATCTCTAATACTTTCATTTACTCCTCCGTTAAATAGAACACCAGCCACAGGTTGAACTGTCATCAACTTTATCTGAGAATGAACCAGTTTTTAACAAATTCCGAATATCTCGTGTTTGATGTATTTTAATCAATTTATTAGTATTCGTCTTATCTGCCAAAAAGCTATCTTCTAATTCAACTAATTTCTCAATATGTTGACGACCTACTGGATCTTTTGCTGCCATTTCCCAATCGGCTTTTTTAGCTAATAAACAAGGATAGCATCCTACTCGTGCTGCACCTTTTCCATATAATTCATTAACTTTATGTCCACGCTTTTTTAATTCTTCAAATACTTGTTCTTCAGTAAAAGAAACAATCGGCAAAGATACTTTAACATTCTTAAATTTCTTGCCGTATTTACCGGATAAGTCAGATAAAGCAAATACATCACTACCATTTAAATCGCCATATTTACTAGCTCTGGCATTGCTTTCGTTTGCCCTCATTCCCATCCATATTAAACAAGAGTTCTCATCTAATAAATTATTAGCTGCAAGCCATTTACCGAATGGAACTTGTTTAAGCTCCCCCGTACATGACCTTGCTAAATTATTTGGAAAATACTTCTGTTTTTCAATTAAATCAAAAACATCTTTATATTTATCAGATTGTGTGTATTCTATTTTAATGCCATAGAAAGTTTCCATCCATTCAAGATGTTGATATGTTAAAGGATGATCGTAACCAGTGCTTTGATGCACAGCTCTAATCATTTCTTTTGGGTGTGTTTCTAAAGCAATAGCAAGACATAGTTGAGAGTCTTTACCACCGCTTACTGGTACTATCAGTGTTTTATAATTCATACTTTTATTAACTCCTCGCTATTAAATCAAAGAATACTTCTGCATCAACAACAACTAAAGGCTTCTTACCGTTTTGCTTAACAACAGCAACTGGTTCATGGTTGCCGTGTGTCTTTGCTTGTTCATAATAACTGTAAACTGCTACTTTAGCAAGGCTTTTACATTCAAACTGATACGGTATTGCGTCTCTTGCCGCTGGACTTAGCTTGACATCTTCCCCGCCGGCTCCCATTGACGTGCTTACGAGGTCTCCTTGGCGTAGTTGCGGGAACCTTCTTTGCAACTGCTCTACTACCCACTTTTGTAGGTTTCTTCCCTTTGCTTTTGCTGACTGCGGTTTCATTCTTTGTTTCCTCTAACTGTTGAGTCAATATCCACGACTTAGGAATGCTGATACGATTATTGCATTCGTGATCCGATACAGTTCCTGCGACACAGATTGCATCGTCAGTTTCACCGACAAGAAATCCAACAGTAACGCATTGTGCAATATCTACTTTAGGCTCATCCCAACCTGCATCGGCTTGAGCATCAATCCAAGTGATCTTAATCACCGGACAATCTTGTAACTTCATTTTACTGGCGGCTGCCATACTTGCTTCTCCTCTCTAAGAATCCATAATAAACGAGCATTTTCAAGCACTCTGGCTTCGTTGCCATCGTACGCTTTCAATACAGCTTCGTACATCTCTAATTGTGTATTACAATCCGCTAACAACTTCTTGGACTTCACCGGACCAATACCGGCTAGTCCAATAATGTTGTCAACCTTATCACCAGTAAGAATCTGAAGATAGAAGTTACGGATTGCTTGTTCTTCAGTCACGAAGTACTTTTCTTCCCTGACGAAGTTATAATGATTACCACGAATCATGTTAAGGTCTTTGTCAATACTGACAATGATTGTCTCTTCTGGCTCATGGCGATAGGCTTCAATACCAATCGCATCATCTGCTTCCATTCCTTCTATTACTTCAAATCCCCACGCTCTTTCCATGTATTCACGAAGCAACTGAAAATGATACGGCTTCGGTGCAACACGATTCCCTTTGTATGGGGCAGTCACAGCGATTTCTTTTCTGAAATTGCCATGACCTGTTAAATAGCCCCACACTTCATCGATGTTCAATTCTGTGTAGAGATTGTCCAAGAATTCAGATAGACGAGCTAACGCAAATTCTGCTGGGTCTTCTTCCGACGCAAAACCAAATCGGTATACAAGAATATCAGCATCGACTAAGGCTTTCATAGTGGAATGTCATCCTCTTCTTCAACGGCTTGGTCAGCGTTGTACACTTGCAAGTCGGTGATGATGATTTTGACTAAAGATGGAGAAACGCCTTTCTTGTTCTTCCAGCTCCACTCGTACGGCTTAATTAACGCAACTGCTTTCGATCCGTTACCGACAGCATCTGTGATCTCATTGCCAGCTTTGTCAACAGGCTTGATCTCGTAGTTGCTCTTAGCGGTAATAAACCAACCTTTCTCAGGCTTGTCTTCACGATTGCGTGGCTCTAAACCAGCATCGGTCAACGCCTTTACAGCATTCTCGCTGAGATTCGTCAAGTCTACTTGGTACTTACCTGACATCTCATTCTTTTTAGTAAAGAAAGCCCATTGGACTTCTGCTTCAAACTTCACTGGCTTTTCTAAATTTGCCATAATAACTCCTTGTTATACTGCGGTTAATAAATACAGCTTAGTGATGCCTTCCGGAGAAGGACTTCATTTCATCGATCCCTTCCATTGTTTCTTCGACAATCCCGTCTGCGGCTGCAATTAAGCAGTCAACGGTAGTCTCTAAATCAACAGAGGTTCCGATAGAAAATGTGCGATCAGCGTACAAGGTAATAATGATTTCGCCCTCAACTTCTTTATCTTTTAGTGCGTCTCTTTCCATGTATCACCTATCTTATATTCGCCTGTTAAGGGGCAATTCATCTTAAACTCAACACCAGCATCAGCAATCGCTTGCGTACCGGCTTTCCCGACTTCTTCTGCATAGTTTACTGGAACTTCAATCTGCCATTCATCATGCACATTAGCTACTAATTTAAACGGTATT